AGAGGTCCCATCACAAGCTTGCGCAGCTTCAAACCCCGGCGGCAGTACGCCATCTTGTCGGCATGCTCACCGCATACGACTGGGAATTTGTACAGCAGGCCAAAGAACTGCGTGGCTACACCGTGGCCAAGCTGGTGGAAGAAACCCAAAGCACAAACGCAAACATTCGGCTCAAGGCGCTTGGCCTGCTGGGTAAGGTGACGGAAGTGGGACTCTTCACGGACAAGATCGAGGTTAAAAAGACAGACCTCACCGAGGAAGAGATCGACAGGAAGCTTAAAGAGAAGCTGGCCAAGTTCATGGATGTCACTGATGTGACCCCCATTGAGATTGAGGACGTAGAGCCAAACGCACCCGATGACGACCAACCCACCACTGACGCCTGAACAAGCCAAGGCGCTGCTCATGAACATGAGCAAGCTCTCCGTACAGGAGAAGCTTGAGGCGTTGGAATTGATTGACGGCAAGGAAGACTTCCTCCACAAGAACCGCGCCAAGACCGACATGATTGAGTTTGCCAAGTCGGTCTACCCGGGTTTCAAGGTCGGGCCCCACCACAGGAAGCTGGCCAAAATCTTCAAGGATGTGATCGAGGGCAGAAAGCGCCGGGTCATCATCAACATTGCGCCCCGTATGGGTAAGTCCGAGTTTTCCTCGTACCTGTTTCCGGCGTTCTTTCTAGGTAATTTCCCTGATAAGAAGATCATCATGGGCACGCACACGGCGGGCCTGTCTGAGGACTTCGGGCGCAGGGTCAGGAACCTGATCGAGGGTGAGGACTACCAAGAACTTTTCCCGGGCACCAAGGTGGCCGACGACCAGAAAGCTGCGGGCAAGTGGTCCACGGGCGCAGGCGGGCAGTACTACGCCGCTGGTGTAGGCGGTGCTCTGGCAGGACGGGGCGCGGACTTGTTTGTGATTGACGACCCACACTCTGAGCAGGACGTAAAAGCAAACAGCCGCTTGGCGTTTGATACGGCGTGGAGTTGGTTCCAGACGGGCCCGCTGCAGCGTCTGATGCCCGGGGGGTCCATACTAATTATTATGACAAGGTGGGGCAAGCTCGACCTTACGGGACGCCTGCTCGACTACCAGACCAAGAACCCCGAGTCTGAGCCGTGGGAGGTGGTGGAGCTTCCGGCCATCTTGAACGAGGACACCGAGAACGAGAAGTCGCTCTGGCCAGAGCAGTGGCCGCTTGAGACGCTCAAGCAGAAGAAAGCCTCGCTCGACCCGCAGTATTGGAACGCCCAGTACATGCAGAACCCGGTGTCTAACAACGCGGCCATCATCAGCAGAAGGCTCTGGCGCATATGGGAGGCAGACGATCCACCGCGCTGCGACTACGTGATCCAGTCTTGGGATACGGCCTTTGAGGCAAAGACCAGCGCCGACTATTCGGCGTGTACCACATGGGGCGTGTTCTACAACGAAGAAGAGAACGACAAGGCGCAGATCATCCTGCTCGATGCGTTCAAGGACAGGATGGCGTTCCCAGAGCTAAAGCAGGTGGCCCTCAAGCACTACAAGGAGTGGCAGCCCGATGCGTTCATCGTGGAGAAAAAGGCCGCTGGGGCCCCGCTGATCCAAGAGTTGCGCAAGACAGGCATCCCGGTGCAGGAGACAAACCCCAGCCGGGGCAACGACAAGATTACCCGGGTCAACGCGATTGCGGACCTGTTTGCCTCTGGGATGGTTTGGGCGCCTGATACGCGCTGGGCGCGGGAAGTCATCGAGGAGGTGGCGTCCTTTCCCAACGGCGAGAACGACGACTACGTGGACACCACCTCACAGGCCCTGTTACGATTTAGGCAGGGTGGCTTTATTGCGCTTGAAAGCGATGAGCCAGATGAGCCCCGGTTCTTCAAACGACGGGCTCGTGCCTACTATTAAGGACACACAATGGCTACCAACATCGACAAAGCACTCTACCAGAACCCCGTCGGCATCGCTCAGGCAGCCGAGGCAGAAGAACCCATCGAGATTGAGATCGTTGATCCAGAGGAGGTCAACATCCGTGCGGGTGATCTGTCAATCCACATCGAGCCGGGTGAGGATGAGGATACCTTTGGGGCCAACCTTGCCGAGGACATGGACGAGGGTGAACTCTCTACGCTGGCAGGCGAGCTTGCAGAGGACATCAAGAACGACCTTGGCTCACGCAGTGAGTGGGAGAAGTCCTACGTACAAGGCTTAAAGCTGCTGGGCTTGCAGTACGAGGAGAGGACGGAGCCGTGGGATGGCGCTTGTGGCGTGTTCCACCCGATGATTACGGAAGCCGTAGTTAGATTTCAAAGTGAAAGCATAACAGAGACGTTCCCTGCGCAGGGGCCGGTCAAGACCAAGATTCTGGGCAAGCAGACGCCTGAGAAAAACGAGGCCGCTGACCGCGTTCAGGACGACATGAACTACGAGCTCACGGAAGTTATGCGCGAGTTTAGGCCTGAGCATGAGCGTATGCTCTGGAGTCTTCCGGCCACAGGCTCGGCGTTCAAGAAAGTGTACTACGACCCCAACCTTGGTCGTCAAGTGAGCATGTTTATACCGGCAGAAGACATCATCCTGCCCTATGGAGCCACTGATCTGGACACTTGCTACCGGGTGACACATACATTAAGAAAGACAAAGTCCGAAATCGTCAAGCTACAGCAGGCTGGCTTCTATCGGGACATTGAGTTGCCCGATCCGGACAAGAGCAAGACCGACATCCAGCAGGCCAAGGACAAGGAAACCGGGTTTTCGGACCTCAACGACGACCGATACACCCTCTACGAGAGCCATGTTGACCTTGTAATTGCCTCAGACCCCCACACGGAGTGTGGCGAAGATGGAGAACCGCTGGGCATCACGCTGCCGTACGTGGTGACGGTGCTAAAAGGCACCAACGATGTGCTGGCCATCCGCAGAAACTGGGCTCCAGACGACGACTTGTGCCTAAAACGGCAGCATTTTGTGCACTATCAGTACATCCCGGGCTTCGGGGCGTACGGGTTCGGGCTGTTTCACCTGATCGGTGGCTATGCCAAGAGCGCAACGAGCATCATGCGCCAGTTGGTGGACGCTGGCACGCTGTCTAACCTGCCCGGGGGGCTTAAAACTCGGGGCCTGCGGATCAAAGGGGACGACACACCCATCGCTCCGGGCGAGTTCAGAGACGTAGACATCTCCTCGGGGGCGCTGCGGGACAACATCCTGCCCTTGCCGTACAAAGAGCCGAGCGCCGTGCTGGCGGGGCTCATGGACAAGATCGTGGAGGAGGGGCGCAGGTTCGCTGCAACGGCAGACATGAAGGTCAGCGACATGTCTGCTCAGGCCCCGGTGGGCACGACGCTGGCCCTGCTGGAGCGCCAGCTTAAAGTGATGACGGCGGTCTCGGCCCGGTTGCACTTTTCGTTCAAGCAGGAGCTCAAGCTGTTGGCGGGGCTCATCCGTGACTACACGGACGACGACTATGACTACGACCCGGTCGATGCACCGCGTAAAGCGAAAAAGGCCGACTACAGCCACGTAGAGATTATCCCGGTCAGTGATCCTAACGCGGCTACCATGAGCCAGCGGGTCGTCCAGTATCAAGCCGTCATTCAGATGGCGCAGATGGCACCGGACATCTACGACCTGCCCAAGCTGCACAGGGGCATGCTGGAGGTGCTGGGGATCAAGAACGCCGCAGAGCTTGTGCCCCTGCCCGACGACCAGAAACCCAAAGACCCCGTCTCGGAGAACATGGCTGCGCTCAAGGGCGAGCCGCTCAAGGCGTTCCAGTATCAGGACCATCAGGCCCACATTCAGGTGCATATGGCTGCCATGCAGGACCCCATCGTCATGCAGCTTGTAGGACAAAACCCCAGAGCACCGCAGATTCAGGCGGCCATGATGGCACACATCGCTGAGCACGTTGGGTTTGCGTACAGGCAGAAGATTGAGCAGCAGCTTGGCATGCCGCTGCCACCCGAGGACGAGAAACTGCCGCCTGAGATTGAGTTGCAGCTCTCGGCCATGATGGCCCAAGCGGCGCAGCAAGTCCTCGCCCAATCTCAGTCCCAAGCTGCGCAGCAGCAAGCCCAGCAGCAGGCTCAGGACCCCGTCCTACAGATGCAGCAGCAAGAGTTGCAGCTACGGGCTCAGGACTTGCAGATCAAAGCGCAGAAGGTGCAGGTCGATGCTGCCGCCCGGGCCGACGAGCTCAAACTCAAGGAAAAGCAGATCGCAGTCGATGCGGCGTTCAAGGCCGACAAACTCGCTGCGGACCAGCAACGTGACGGTGTTCGTATGGGCATCGACATCGCCAAGAGCCGTCAACAGATGGCGCGTCCTCAACCAACTAAGGGTAAACCCTCACCTAAATGATCCAAGATTTCGCACGCGTACTGCGCGAGAAGTTACGCACCGACATGAACAACTACACCGATGACTTGGCCGGTGGAGCATGTCGCTCATTTGACGAATACCAAAAACTCTGCGGTGTGATTCAGGGTCTTGCTCTCGCAGAGCGTCATCTCCTCGACCTTGCAAAGAAAGTTGAAGAAGCCAATGAGTGAACTCATATTGCCTCCCGGCGTGTCTATGCCGCCCAAAATCCAGCCCAAGGAAGCCCCTGAAAAAGAGGCTACTGCGGAGGAAAAAGCCACGAGCTTGCCTCTGCCGACCGGCTGGAAACTGCTGTGTATCGTTCCCGATGTGT